GGTCATTGACAAGATGGCCGGTCGAATTGCGGTGTCCAGTATCGGTATAGACCCCGGTGCGGAGAAGTGGCTAAAAGAACTTATGCTGGTTAATGACTTCGACGCGATGCAGGGAGAATGGATAAGGGGAGCAATCCGGGACGGCAGCGCTTATGTCATGGTTGACCCTATCACCGGATTGTGGAGCAGCGAACCGGCTTATGATGGTTTCTCAGGTATAGAGGTTGTATTCGATAAATTGGGACATAACCCCATTTGGGCGTGTAAACTGTGGAGTGAAGCAGATACGCAGGATATAACCGAAACATCCGCAAGCACAGACAATGCAATCGTGAAAGTCGTAGTTTATCAGCGCGACAGGATTACCTACTGGAAAGGTTCAGACGGTAGTCAGGACGTTATTCCTGATAATGATGTCGTGGAGCAGGAACAAAAATGGCCTCTGAAAAGCGGACACCTACCACTGGTTATGTTCAAGAATATGCGCGAGAACTATACCAGCTATGGGGAAAGCGAACTCAGACCAGCCGTACCGTTACAAGATAGCCTGAACGCAATCCAGCACGATAAAATCATGGCAAGTAAACTGACGGCATTTAACATCTTTTGGAGCATTGGGTTTGAAATTGATGTAGACGGTATTTTACCCGGGGCAGTTCTTAATCTTACTCTTTCCGACACTGCCAATTCAATCACAGCAGAACAAATAGAATTCCTGAAAGCGTGCCGGGTTGGGCAGTTCACCGGTGCAGACATTACCCAATACACCAACCAGATAGAAAAAGAGGTCATGCAAATCAGCCAGGTAACGCAAACCCCGATTTATGGAGTGACCGCAGACGGAAACTTATCCGGCGAAGCGTTGAAGCAGTTGGAGGTTGGGTTCATCGGGAAAGTAGAACGTTTCCAGCGCCAGAATACGGACGCATTCAAAGAGCTTATTTCGTTGACCGCAGAGATTCAAAATACATTTGACGGCGAGAATGCCCCGGCATTTAGCAACATAAGCGTAATCTGGAAATCACCTGAACTATTGGACGCGAATGCACGCATTGGTGCGCTTATGTCGATGAATGTGCAATTCCCCGGCTTATGGTCGGATAGTTGGTATCGTGACAGAATCGGTTCTCTCCTGGGAATGTCGAAAGATGACGTAGCTAGTGAGGAAAAAACCGCAGAGGAACGCAAAGCGCAGCAGGTTACTGAAACGGATATGTTTACGGATACGGGAGCATAACTATGCCAGTTAAAATAAAGAAAACGAAAAAAGGTTTCAGCGTCACTCATGGCGGTAAGACCAGCGCCAAAAATACAACAAAAGAAAAGGCCAAAAAGCAGGCCAATCTTCTGAGGGCTGTAGCTCATGGATGGAAGCCGACCGGGAAAAAGAAAAAGTAAATGCTTACTGAGTCTCAATTCAACGCATTAATCGAACCAATTATCGAACTGTACGAGGAATTCAATCAGTCGGTAATTAACGATATTGCGCGACGATTGTCAAAACTACCCATGACCGCCACAGCAGCATGGCAGGCGCAGCGTTTGAATGAAGCGGGTATGCTGTACAATGCCATCGTGGAGCGATTGAGCAAACTCACAGGAAAATCTGATGCAGAATTACGCAGATTATTCGCCAGGGCTGGCGTACAGTCAACTGCATTTGACAGTGCAATCTATACCGAAGCAGGACTATCACCAATCCCGCTAAATCTCTCCCCGGCAATGGTCGGTGTCTTATCTGCTGGGTTGCAAAAGACAGGAAATGTAATCAACAACATGACCATGACAACCGCCATAGATGCGCAGCAGCAGTTCATTGCCGCCGCCGACCTCGCCTACATGCAGGTTACAACCGGAACATTTTCGTATGATGAAGCAATCAAGCGCGGTGTTAGAAATGTTGCAAGTCGCGGAGTGTCAGTGATTAGTTATGCATCAGGCAGGAAAGACCAGCTAGACGTAGCCATGAGACGAACGGTATTAACTGGCGTGGCGCAGACAACCGCGGAATTACAGCTTACCCAGGCGCGAGAGATGGGAGTAGACCTACTTCAAATGTCTGCTCATGCTGGCGCAAGACCGACACATCAGGTATGGCAGGGTAAGATATTTTCCATCTCTGGGACAAGCAAAAAATATCCTCCATTTGTTGAGAGTACAGGTTATGGGACGGTGACGGGATATGCGAGTTTTAACTGTAGACATTCTAGCTATCCATTTTTTGAAGGTATCAGCGAAAAGGCATACAGTCAATCAGAACTTAATAACCTTTCCAACAAAAAAGTAACGCTTGGCGGTAAAGAAATTGGTCAATATGAAGCGTCACAAATACAGAGAGGAATTGAGCGCAAGATACGATATTGGAAGCGCCAGGCAGAAGCGATGAAGTCGGCAGGAATAAACAACACACCGGAGCTTGAAGCGGTACGAGAATATCAGGCGCAAATGCGCGAATTTGTGAAGCAAACCGGGCTGAATAGGCAGAGAATAAGGGAGCAGATATGAGCAGAGAATTGAAACTGCTTCTTGAGTTGCTTTATAGTTTCGCAAGGCAATATATAGCGTTTTACGAAAAGGAAATCAAGCGCTAATAGTGGTATTGTAATTTTCTATTAAAAACGGTATAATGAAATAAATGCAAACAGCGTCACACCTTCGGGCGGGGCGCAACCTACAAAATGGGACTCAAAAGAGCCACGTTTTTACAGAATGAAAATTCTGTGAGAGCGTGGTTTTTTTTATCTCTCGCGTGAAGCGAACAAATTACAAATAAAAATTAAGGATGACGTGATGTCAGAACAAACACAAACTAAAAGCGATGAAACAAAAGAGGGTGTGAAACCCGACCTGAACATTAAAAACGATGACCCATTGAGCGTATTATCACCGGAAGCACAGAAGCTATTCAAAGAGGTAAACGCTGGCTTATTATCTGCCCTTGACAAGGAGCGTGAAGCCCGGAGCCTGGCAGAGAAGCAAGCAAAAACCCTCGCACAAACGGCGCAGGAAGCGGAGAAAAGCCGCCTGAAAGCCATGGAAGATTATAAGCAATTGTACGAAAAAGCCGAAGGCGAATTGTCCGAACTGCGACCAAAGGCAGAGACATTGACGGCTTATGAAGCCGTGTTAAAGAAAACGCTTGAATCTGCAATTGCAGAAATCCCGGAAGATAGGCGCTCATTAATTCCAGTGAAGATGTCAATTCAAGACCAACTGGAATGGATTTCAACAAACCGTGCATTACTTTCTAAGGCGCAAAGTTTCGATATTGGCGCTGGGCATAGGGGCGGAAGTTCTCCTGAAACAGATGATTTGTCTCAGGAAGAAATTCAAACCGCACAGAAGTTCGGACTTTCCAGCGCAGATTACGTAAAGTACAAAAAAAAATAAAGGAAAAAAACTATGACAGCAGCACCGACTTATACCTGGGAATTCAATTCTGACCTTTTCGGAAACCGTGTTCCTGTAATCGCAACTTTAGGTTTAACTGCCGCGTCACTATTGAAAAAGGGAACGCTGGTATCAATGGTAAGCGGTCTCGTAGCTGCTACCACCGATGGAACTGGAAAATATATCATCGGGATAGCAGCGGAGGATATTTCTACATCCCCCACAGAGGCCGACCCCGTAAAGGTTGAAATTATCGCTCCCGGAATGGTGATTAAAGGTACGGCAGTAGACACCGCCGCAACTGTCTCAGGATTTACGTCAAAACTTATTGACGTTGATGCAGACGGGCGGCTTGACCCTGACGATGTAACCGGAGGCGGGCTTTCTGTACTCCGCACCGAAGATTCAGGTTTGACCGTGTACTGCCTGGTCACTCTTGGGGCAATCATCGGGTAAAGGAGTTATTTTATGGCCGCACCTACCTACACGTGGGAATATTGCTATAACATTTTTGGGATGACTGACCCCCCGAAAATCGTAACAATGGAAGCGTCAACCGGCTTAATGACTAAAATCGGTACGGCATTGATTATGACCAGTGGACAACTTGATGAAGCAACCGCAAGCGTAGTATTACTTTTCGGTTTATCCGCAGAAGTCATCGATGTGGCCGCTACCGCGAAAGACCCGGTAAAAGTCATGGTATTGCGCCCTGGCGATGTAATCAAGGGAACCGCAGACGCGGACGCTTCTGCTCTGTCTGGCTTCAATGGAATTCTTGGTGATTTTAATACCAATGGTTCTTTGAATGTCGCAGATACTACCGATGGATGTCTCGGTGTTTTACGCACCGAAGACTCTGGTTTAACTGTTTATTGCGTCGCTTCTGTTGGCGCAATCATTGGATAAGGAAAACAATTATGGCTATACCTATGATTTCTGAACAATGGCCGCGCTTTGTGCTCCCCATTATCCGCAAGGAATGGGATCAAAGTATGAGTGCTGTGGCCTCTCCGCTTATGTCATTGATGGGAGTTTCAAGCTCAACCTCAAGCGTTGAGTACTCTCAGGGAGTTGGTACGTTCGGGCTTGTTCCTGAATACAACTCCGCAACCGCCGAAGGCGCACCCGCAGCAATTCAATACGATTCGTTCTCCCCGCTCTACGAGGCAACGTTCACGCATAAAGAGTATGCAAAGGGCGTTGCAATTGAACGCAAGCTGTACGACGATAACCGCACCGGTCAAATTCTGCGCAAGGCTCAAATTTTGGGTCACTCGTTTGGTACGACCCGCGCCTATCATGCCTCTGGAATTTTGAACAATGCATTTGCCACCGTTACCGGGCCGGATGCGGTTTATCTGTGTTCCGCCAGTCACCCGACCAACGAGAATGACAGTACCGCAATTTCAAACCTGGGAACTACCGCTCTGAGTTATTCCGCAGTTTGCGCAACAATTCAGGCCGGAATGGACATGAACGATGACCGGGGCTATCCTATGCCAAGTATTTACAACGTTCTGTATGTTCCGCACGCCTTACAAGCAAAGGCATTTGAAATTGTAAACGCACTCGGTAAACCCGGCGGCGCTGACAATGACGCGAATTTCCTGCAATCTCAAAACCTGCGCGTTGTGGTTGACCCGTACCTGAGCGACTCGAACAACTGGTTCATGATTGACAGCATTCAGGCTTCAATGCACGCGCTGTGGTTCGACCGGGTAAATCCTGAGTTGACCATGGACCCGTCCAGCGATTTCAATCTGGTTGCAAAATATCGAGGTTATATGCGCTACAGCTTTGGCTGGGATGATTTTCGGTGGATTTTCGGCCATTCGGTAACATAAGGAGCATAACATGACTACATTCGGAGATATGGTTTATATGCTCGGCGGCGTTCCTGCGCTCTCTGGCGTACCGTTTGGGCCACTTTCAAAATATTATGTCGTTGACCCGTCCAGTTCTCAAGCATCAGACAGCAACGAGGGGACTGTGGAAATGCCGCTAAAATCTTTAGAAGCGGCAGAGGATAAATGCGTTTCCGGTCAAAATGATGTTGTATTTTTCATTGCCGGAGCAACCGCAGACAACCCGACCGCTTCAATCACGTGGGACAAGGACTATACCCACCTAATCGGTGTCGGCTGTCAACTGCCCGGTGTTGGTCAACGTTGCCGTGTAGTAATGAAGGCCGCAACCGCAGTCACACCGGTGATTACATTTGCCGGGGACGGCTGTATCATCAAAAATATGCAGTTCAATCAGGAAAAGGCAACCGGCGCGGCTTCTGGCGTGGCAATTGTTACAGGCCACCGCAACTACTTCGAGAACGTTTTCTTTATGACCCCAACGTCTGCCACCGCAGCTTCATACTCGCTCAAAGTTGGTGGAACTGAAAACGCATTCGTGCGCTGCACCATTGGACAACATACCAACGTACGCAGCGCCGCCACCTATGGCTTATGGCTGTATGAGGGCGACGACGATTGTCACCGTAACAAGTTTATTGATTGCGAGTTCTTGTCCTGGGCGACCGGGGGCGGGACTGCGCATGTGCATGTATATACTGCTTTAGGGATTGATGTAGAAGTCTACACCGCATTTTTCGAGAACTGTCTGTTTGACAATATCGGAGCGGCAACCCTGGACGTGGCAATTGATGACAACTGCGCTACAACCGACCATCAAATTATCTTACGAGGGCGTAACAACTGCTTTGCAGGATGCACCGCCGTAGCCGACCCGTTGACTTATGTACTCACGCCAGATATGAATGGCGACCACGCAACCAGCGGGTTATTGATGATTACTGTAACCGAAACCTAAACAAAACAACTTACGGGGAGGGGCGACCCTCCCCAAAAGGATTCTATACCATGTATAAATTCAAGCGAAAAGTAATCAATCATAAAGGCAAAGTTTTCATGCCTGGCATGGTCGTTCCCGGCAATATTCCATCATTTGCAATCGCAGAGATGGAGCGGGTAGGCGATATTGAAAAGGTTGCGGTTGTAGTTGCTCCTGCTGTAAAAGTTGAGCAAAATCCTGTCGAAAATCCTGTTGAATTAATTGACAGGAAACCGCACAAGAAGGTGAAATAATGGCAACTGAACTACAGAAAACCGAAGGAAAAACAATCAGGCGCGAGAGTTGGAGCGGTGCAGAGGGATTTTCTGAAACTTATAAAATATCTGTGCTTACCCAATTTGCTCAAGCGCTTCTGCACATGGAAAGCGCGCCAACAACTGCTGAAAACTTCACCATCGGAATTAATTCTGTCTCTGGTTCTCCGTTCGATACACGTCTGTACACATACGATATTGCAAGCGGAAGCGCAACCGATGTTGTGTTCTTTCCTGATGAAAGACAGTGGCTTTTCCCTGGGGATTATGTGGATGTGGCTTATTCAAACAGCGGTTCAGTTCTGGCCGCATTACAAGTTGTTCTGGAAGAATACACATAATCCTGTTTCACCGGGAGCCTGCAAATGACTAAATCATACAAGTTCAAGGCGCAATTCACAAAATCAAATGTTGGGGCCGCGCCAAGTTCAGCGCCGACAATAAAAATCGTGGATAGCAGTAATAATATTCTTGTTGCGGCTCTGACGGCAACTACCGCGCTTTCAAACATGCCTGGCGTATATACCTATTCATACACGGGAGCAAGTGGGCTTTATCTGATTGGAAGATTTACGACTACTGATGCAACGATGGACAAAACCGAGATTGACGACTTTGTCGGATGGCTGGCCGCTCCTGTGGACGTGGTCACATCGATTGCAGTTTCAGAATCAGACGCGGAAGCAGTTTCAAGCGGCGCCTTAGCAATCTCAACCGCGTACACATTACAGCAAACCGTTAGCAGCACTACGACCTCAGATTTATCCGCAGCAACGAAACTATGGTTAGCCGTCAAAAAGAACAAATCAGATGCAGACACCGACGCGCTTTTATTCGTTGAAAAAACTGCCGGTCTTACGCGGGTAGATGGAACTGCCTACACAACCACAACGGACGGGACTTTAACGGTAACGGGTTCGTCTGCGGATTGGGATATTGCAATCTATATTGATGAAGCTGCTACTGCCCTACTTGATGCAAACTCAAATTGTGTAGCTGCTGTAAAAGCGCTTGTGGCAGGGAATACGGTAGATGTATGGAGCGGAACTTGCGTAATTTCCTGGGGAACAGTTGAGGCGGTAATATGACATTTACTTTTGACACTTCACTTGGAAATAACATCAGCCTGGTACGCTTTCATATTGGAGATACTAACCAGAACGGCGCATATCTTACCGATGAAACAATTGGGGCGCTGCTGGCGCTTGAGGGTTCGGTTGGTGGTGCTGTAATTGCCTGCATTAAATACATTATTACTCAGTTATCCGTACCCGATTTCAGGAAAGACTGGTTGACGGTCACGGTAAGCGAAGCTCGGAAAAGCTACGAGGCGCGCCTGAAAGAAAAAGCGCAGGAATTTAGTATCAGCGTTGGCGGGATTACCGCAAAATCGACCATATCCTTACCGTACCGGGCAGACAGCTACCAGCACACAACCTCAACCAGAGTTGCAACTGAGAGCGCCGAAACTGGCGTTTATGATGGGACACCCTAATGCCTGAATTAGTTACTACCAGACTTGCCGCACAGATTGAGCGAATGACCGGAGAATATTCTGGCGAAGTGGATATTACGATTTACAACGCGTATAAATCCGCTGGTTCGCTTGTCTATCAAAGAACTCAGATTATTGCTGATATGTGGTCGAACAGAAAGGCAGTAAATATTATCCAGTCTGGCGGCAATATCGAAGCGGATGCGGCTACCGTTATTATTTCATCTCAACGGGTAGACAATGAAAACTACGTCAATGCTACCGCCTGGGTTGCTCTGGCAAGCAAGACCGGAAAATGGACGCTGCAAAACGGTGACTTTGTTGTCAGAGGGCATGTGACCGACGAGATTACCGGGGCGTTTACGGCAACATCTTTGAAGGCAAAATATGAAGAGGTTTTGAAAATAACCTCGGTGGATATCCGTAACTTGGGAGATGTGAAGCATTGGAAGGTTGGGTTGAAATGACAAGGCCAATCATAACCACCCCACGAGGCACAATTTCAATTAACGCCAATAACAAAGCGGAGTTGAAATGGAATACAGATTTTCAACCAAAATGGCAGCGGCGTTATTCAATGGCGCAGCGCTTCACTGACTCGGAAGTTCTGAGACTGTGCGAACCTTATACCCCATTACTTACCGGAATGTTGGTAATGTCTGGCACGCTGGGGACTGAAATAGGCAGCGGGCGGGTTAAATGGATTGCTCCCTACGCCAGAAGGCAGTATTACAGTCCGCGCGACCCTGGGAGCGAAACTGGAAAACTACGCGGCCCGTTCTGGTTTGAGAGGATGAAGGCAATTTATAGAGACAGAATTTTGCGGGGCGCTCGCAGAATTGCCGGTGGCGGTTCAAAATGACAATCATATCTGCTGTAAAAACCTACATCGAAACCTATTCAGGGATTACTACTGAAATAGTTTCAGTGAACTATCTGCCAGAATCGCCGACCAATTATTCAATCGTTCCACTTCCAGGCGCAAGGATTATTGAAACCGATATTGTCGGAAATACCGTGAGAGAATACCCATTTGCCTTGCAGTCAATGGAAAGTACAGCCGATGAATTAGAGCGCCTGGAGAATAGCGGATTTTATGAAACATTCGCCGAATGGTTGGACACCCAAACAGAAGCGGGAACTTTCCCGACGCTTGATGCAGGGAAAACCCCAACGAAAATTGAAGCAACGGTAGGCGGCGTGCTTTTTGAACAAGGACAGTCCGATACCGGAGTATATCAAATTCAATGTCTGCTGACTTACGACCAGACAGCACCATAAAGGAAAAATAAAATGGCTAAAATTAAGCGAAGTGAATTACTTACCTACATCAACACCACCCCATCCGCAACGGCAACCTACGCACTCTTGGGAACTGGCGTAATCACCGGAACAATCAACATGAACCCGGTTGTCAACACAGAAACCTATATCCATGAGGACAACGCCACGATTACCGTTGAGTCCTACGCGCCCACTATGCCGATTGAGATTACTGCCAGTAATTCAGAGGCGGCGTTTGAATACCTGGATGCGTTCCGCAAATCTCGTGCGGTGCTGGGTGATGCAGAAACCGACATTGTGAATGTGTGGAACTACGAAACCGGAGGCCCAACTGCTGCACCTGCTGAACAGCAATCAGTCTCAATTCAGATTGACAGTTTCGGCGGCGACGGTGGAAAGGCAGTAAAACTGAGTTGCACAATCAACTACATGGGCGACCCGACCACCGGCACATTCAATACGTCTACCCTGGCGTTTACATAGGATTTTTAATATGGCGAAAATCAAACGAAGCCTTGTAAAAAGTTATCTCAATACGAATACAGTTCTTTCCCCAACGTGGTCATTAATCAGCGCTGGCGTTCCTACCGGGACTATTAACATGAACCCGGTTGTTTCAACGGAAACGTATATCGGGGACGATAATGCTACCATTACGATTGACAGCTACAATCCAACAATTCCGATTGATGCAACCGCGGTGAATGGTGATGCAGTATTCGATTGGATTGACGCGGCGCGCAAAGGTAGAAATGTTCTGGAAGATGCAGAGACAGAGCTTGTAAACGTGTGGGCTTATGAAACTGCGGCGCTCACCTATTACGATGCTGAGAAGGTAAATGTAAGCGTCCAGTGTGATTCATTCGGCGGTGAAGGTGGCAAGGCCGCAAGGATAGGATACACAATCAACTATATTGGCGACCCAACCCAGGGGACGTTTTCCCCAACCGCGCTGGCATTCGTGGCCGACCCAATCAATACAATCCTGACTACTATGATAATTGGAAGCGTCACGCTTACCCCGCTGTTTGCAACGGATAAATCATGGTTATGGTATGCGGGTTCTGTGGCTACCGAGGTAGATGCGGTTTCGATGACCAGTACTTTAGTTGGCGCTACCATCGTACAGTACGATGAAGCCGCAGAAGTCGCCCAGGGCGCAGATGCTTCACTGGCGGTTGGTGTAAATCATTTATCCATCAGCGTAACAGTTGGAACTGAAACCTCTATTTACTACATAGATATTACACGGGCGGCGGCATAAATGGACTCTATCCAGATTAATTCCGGTGAAAAGCGGGTCTGCATCAATGACGACCAGAGCAGGGTAATTACATTCAATCCTACCGATGCGTTATTCGTTGAGCGCTTCTACCGTTTGCTCGGTGAACTCGACGAAAAAATGACCGAATATCAAAAGCGCTGCCGGGAGATTGAAGCAATCAAAACGGTTGATAAAAATGACCTGCCCGCTAACATCGGGGATTACATCAGCCTGATAAAAGAAACCTGTGAGTACATGCGCGAGAAAACCGACCACCTTTTCGGGGAAGGAACTTCGCAGACAGCATTCGGGAACGCGCTATCAGTGGAAGCGTTTACGCAATTCTACGAGGGCATTACCCCGCTGATTGCCCCGGAGCGCCGGAAACGGATAGAGAAATACACAGGAACACCGCCAGCTACAAGCACAAGAAAGCGCCGTAAATGAATATCCTGATTGATGAATTGCCGGAGAGTTTAGAGGTTGATGGGTTCAAATATCCCATAAACTTTGATTTCAAAACTTGCTTGCGAATCATCATGGCATTTGAGGATTGCGAATTGACCCCACAGGAAAAGCAGGTTGTCGTTTTGGAATGCCTGTATAAGAAGGTTCCCGCCAATATCCCCCAGGCGCTGATTGCAGCGAATGACTTCCTGAATGGCGGTGCAGACGATGAAGAACGCGAAGGCTCAAACGAACCGCGCCAGTATTCATTCTCAGGGGATGCAAATTTTATTTATGCGGCATTTCGGCAAAATCACGGCGTAGACCTCCATGCAAGTAATATGCATTGGTGGGAGTTCTTAGCGCTTTTTATGGATATGGGTTCTGAAACCACGTTTACGGGCTTGGTCAATCTGAGGGAGCGCGTGAACAACGGAACGGCAACAAAAGAGGAAAAAATTGCAGCTCGCAAAATGGGAAAGATTTTTGAGGTTCCCGAAACAGATTACCGCCCACTGGATGAAAGGGTACGCGAATATGAAGCGCTCGAAAGATACGAACGTCTCGCAAAAGCCGGATGAAGCAATTATGAATGAATTGTTATCTAAGCCGGGTGTGAGAAAAAACGTTATGAAGATGACCGCTGGGGAGCTTGAGTATTTCAAGAAGCTGCTTGTATCTCAGGGCGTTTATGCGCAATATGTCAAGGAGCGTAAATAATGGCGGCTGGCTTCGACGGCTCTATAACGATTGACACCAGTATTAACCCGAAAGGGTTCAATGCCGGAATTAAAGCCATGACCGGAGCAGTAAAAGGACTTGGCGCAGTTTTAGGTATTGCGCTGGGTATTGGCGCGCTCGTTGCGTTTGGAAAGACCGCCGTAGACACCGCTTCTCAAATGTCCGCGTCAATGATAGGGCTGCAATCGGTTGTTGAGGGTACAGGCGGGAGTTTCGCCGGCGCTCAAAAGTTCATCAATGGTTATATTGAGGATGGACTTATCCCCGCTATGAACGCCATGACCGCCTATAAAAACCTTGCTATGCGCGGGTACGATGTAACGCAGATTGAGCAGACCATGAACGCGCTAAAAGATAGTGCGGCGTTTGGCAGGCAGGCATCGTTAACAATGGGGCAGCGGTTGAATCGGCTACAGAAGGCTTGAAGAATGAAAATTCAATCCTGGTTGATAATGCGGGCGTGACTAAAAATGTTTCAATGATGTGGAAAGATTATGCTGCATCAATTGGGGTATCGGTCGGGCAATTGACCAAAGCGCAGAAGATTATCGCAGAAGTGAACGGAATTCAACAAGAAACCCGCTTCCAGATGGGCGACGCGGCGAAGTATTCCGAAACATACGCGGGTAAGGTTGCGATGCTTTCTCAGGTATTCGTAAACCTGAAAGTTGCGATTGGAAACTCAATTATTCCATTGCTGGCGCAGATGATACCATACATCATTACCGCTGCAAAATGGTTCACGGTTTTATTCAATACGATTTCACAGTATATTCAAGCGTTTTTCGGTTATGACCCGTCTGCGAATATGGCCGCATACGAGAAAGCAACCGTAGGCGCTGCTGTTGCTACCGGAGAACTGGCTGACAACACAGAGAAGGCCGGGAAGAAAGCTCAAGGCGCGCTGGCTTCATTCGACCAGTTGAATGTATTACAGCGACCGGAGGAAGGCGGGGGCGCTGGGGCGGTTTCTGCTGGGGTAGGTCCATCAATGGGCGCTCCTGATATGGGCGAATTTGACGGCGCAATGAGCGACCAGTTCGACAAGATAGAAGCGCAGGTCAAAGATTTCAAAGCGCTGTTTTTAGACCTGTGGACGAACTTTACCATTATTGCAAAGTGGGGCTGGCAATGGGTTATTGATAATGTTTGGACACCGCTTTCAACATGGTTCAACGATAACGTAATTCAGCCACTTTGGAAAAGTTTACAATGGCTTTGGGAAGTAATCCGAACTTCGGCAATCGCTCTATGGGAAGGTGGACTAAGGAATGTATTCAATTCATTCATTCAATTCTTCCGTGATATTTTTGTAAACCAGTTTAAGGCTGCCTGGGATATGGCAGTCAATATCGTTGGTGATGTAATCCTGATGTTTTCCGGGATGCTGGACGGAATGCTGATTAATATTGGCGGCTGGATACAGTTGATTACCGGTGTGCTTACTGGTGATTGGGCGAAGGCGTGGGACGGTATGAAAAATATTGTAAAAGGCGCATTGAAAGTCGTTGTGTCTTATCTTTATGGAACGGCGAATATTATCATTGATATTCTTAACGGTATTATCGGCAGTTCAGCCGCCGGGTTGAATGCGCTGTTTACTCAGTTGAACAAAGTCAGTATTGACATTCCATCAATTTTAGGCTCCCCGGCTTTCAAGTTTGGGATAAATCTCTCCCCGGTAGTTGTCGGTAAAATATCGAAACTATCTATCCCGAAATTGGCGACCGGCGCGGTCATTCCTCCTAACAGCCAATTTGCGGCGATCCTGGGCGACCAAAAAAGCGGGCGCAACCTGGAAGCGCCAGAGGGATTAATCCGGCAAATCATTCAGGAAGAAATGGGTAATCAGAACGTGACTGTAAATTTCACCGGGACCATGGGCGCTCTAGTTCGTGCCATGAAACCAGAGATTGACCGGGAAAATATCAGAATTGGGAATAGTCTGATTGTAGGTGCAAGATGACGATAATCATAGATACTACTTCCTACGATGTACCAATCGTTTCTCTGGATGAAACTTGCGAATTCTTAGACAAATATGCTGAGAGGACAGAGGACGGTATTCTACACCGTGAATTGATAGGCTGCTATTTCAATCAACAAATAAAATTCGGCTCCCCGGTAAACGCCACTCAGAAAGCCGCAATGGTAACTTTGTGGGCGAAACTGACAGAAGCGGAAGAATTTCATACCGTTACAGTCCCGGACGTTGACGGCGTTGATTTTACATTTACCGCTTATTTCTCGCAGGTAAAGCGTGGGCTTAGGCGCTGGAACAGTTCAGAAACTTACTGGAAAGAAATGACCGTTAACTTTATTGCACAGTCACCGGCAAAGGTTCCATCATGACAATTACATCCCCGCGTGTCTCGTTTGGTTTCTATGCGGCATTGGTCAAGGCCGATGCTGTGCCGACCTGCACCGATAAGCAGACGTTCAGCAAAATGAATGACCTGGTTATTGATAACGTTTCACCACGACCTTATATCACTTATGAGCCTGATTTCTGGCTGCTCAATGGCGGGTATAAAATCATGCCGACCGTTGATGCGGCGATTCATGTAGGTCTTATGAGCCTGTCAATGAGTGATGAAAACGGGGATTTCTCAGTTCCCCCTGTCATGGTGATTGACTTTGACGATGTGCAATCGATTGACAGTCTGACGCTGATATTCTCGCAGTACACGAACGACTATGCAAGCGACATTGACGTGGCTTATTATGATGCAAGTTTAGTTCTGATAAGCACAACCAATTACACCCCAACAGGCTGGGAGTTTGCAACTGAGGATGCAGCCGCGGATTTCAAACAAATTCAAATCACATTCAATTCTACCAATAAGGCATACCGCTACCTTCGGTTAATGGGTATAGATTATGGCGAATTGGTTGTATTCGAGGGAACGGACATAAAATCTGCTTCTGTAGTTGAACAGGTTGACCCTATATCCGTAACATTGCCAAGTAATTCTCTCGAAATTTCTATCTACTCTGCAAATTCTCAGTTCTCGATGATTAACCCGGCTGGAGATTACACGGCGCTTCAATATCGCCAGGAACTTGCAATCTACGAATACGTTGGGACTACGCTTACCTACATCGGGAATTATTACCTGGATGAATGGGAAAATCCTACCGATAAGCTGATAACTTTTCGATGCGTTGACCTGGTGGGCGTTCTAGATACAATCCCGTACAATGGGGGGATGTGGGCGACCGGGGATATTACGGTATCTGAATTGCTGGAAGATATGTTCACGGCAATTTCAACCCCCTATGACCTGGACATTGATTTATATGATGTGCCTGTAGTGGGCTGGATACCGGTTTGCTCCTACCGTGAAGCGCTTCAACAGATTGCATTTATGGCCGGGGCTTATGTGTCCTGCTCGCGTTCTGGTGTCATCCAGATTTATAAAACCATTCTGGCTTCTGATGTTTGGTCGGGAGAATTTACAATCACAAAGGCCATGAAAGGGATGGAGCAATCACTGACGCTTAAAACCCTGGTGACTGGCGTAGAAGTTACTTCCCACAATTACGTCGAGAATACTACCGTCACAGAGCTTTATAATGGCACGTTGGCAGCAGGAACGCACACAATCACTTTCAGCGCCCCTATGCATGACCTGACTATCACCGGGGCGACCATATCCACATCAGGCGCAAATTACGCCACCGTCACAGTCGTTATCACCGGAACGGTTGTTTTATCCGGGCAGGGTTATATCGACACTTCGCAGGTGTACGGAATTTACACAACCGGGCTGGACAGCAGCGTTAAGACAAACGTTATAAAGATTACCAGCGCCAACCTGATAAACAGCGCTAATGTGATAGCTACTACGCAGCGGGTTTATGACTATCACCAGCAGCGCTACTTGCAAAAAGTCAAACTGTTTGCGCCATCCTCTGAGGTGGGTAAGTCTGCGATGGTTGACACCCTGTACAGTCAAAAAGTAATCGGTATCATCGAAAAAATGGATATTGACATGGCGAACGGTTTTGTTTCAAATTCTGAGATTACGGGGGTTGTCGATGCCTAAATACATGACCCCGATTTTTGACAGAACCGCGAGCGATATTGAAAACCTTACGGCAAAGGCGTTTTTCAACATCGTTGATTGGGAACGAGTTAACCATAATACCCAAACAATAAACGAACTTGTTTCTGCAATAACCACCACAGATGTTGAGTTTACATTGTTGGATATTCCAACCATTACCACATTCCCAACGGCGGCAGAAATAAACGCGCTGATAACCAACATTGAAAATGTGCGTATTGCTTGCGGTTTACCTATAGATGGCCTGGTTGAATTAAAAAATGACTGGAAAGCTGGCATGTCCGGGCAATCACCCAATTTTGAAGATGTAAACGATTGGGAGAGTGTTCTTGAGATAATTTTCAGGAATATGAAAAACAGCGCAGAATATATTATTTATTGTGGGGTGTCATCTGTCGGACAGATTCGTCACTGGCAAAACAGATATAGGCGCTATGCATGGGTTGAGGCTTCTGACACACCTGTTAGACGACCGCGTACAAATGTTGGTAATTGCGGGACTGGATTAATGCGTCAAAATGGATGGAGAAAATATGATTAAACAAATTACTGTGATTGCATCAATGATTATTCTTTTGCTACTAATCGGAGGTATTTATATGAGTTACACACCTACTACATGGACCGACGAAGTATTAAGCTCGTCACCACCTCTTTTCAATATTTCAGGGTCAAGCGGTTCGCCAATGATTTACCCGAATGTTCGGATTGACCTTGCAACCAGCGGAAGCGCAGGAACACCAGTCAATGCCGCAAATTTGAATAAATTAGAGCTTGGCTTACAGGCCGCAGCAGCTACAGCAGATTCAGGCGGGGCGCTGGCAACAACGTTTACAACTGCCGGGGATATGCTGATTGGCTCTGGTTCAGGGTCTGCAATAAGATTGCCTGTAGGTAGCGATTATCAGATTTTACAGGCCAGAGCGGGCGCTGCTGAGAAGATGGAGTGGTCTGATGTAATTGGTTGTTCACTATATGTTGTAAATAGCAATTCGTTTGCTACGGATACATGGACAAAAATTAATAATTTTACTGTTTCTGATGAAATTTATGACAGCAATAATTTTCACGATGCAAGCGTAAATCCTGGAAGAATCGTCATTCCTCAAGAACTTAGCGGGTGGTATATAGTGACTGCGACTGCTTATTTTGGAGCTCCAGACGCTACTGCGTTTATGCGTATTGATGGGTATCTTCCAAATTTTACCGGAACCACGCAATCTTGGGAAGTCTCGACTGATCTACTCGCAAACAAAAGAACTTTGACACAACTGGTATATTCTGCGGGTAACGGCGTACATGAGGAATATATTGAATTATTGGGAAAGCATATTAACTATCCAGGAACAGCAAGCTTTTCTTTTGTTTCGCTTACAGCAATAAAATTACGGTGATAATATGGCAAAACTATACACAAAAAACACATGGGTCGACGAATCTCTTGCAGAAGATGAGCGTTACAACATTCTGACAACCGGCGGGTCATCTCTCTATAATGACATTCAGATTGAGCTATCTTCATCGGTTGCGGTGGCCGGTACTGCGCTCGATGCAGCCGTAATGAACAATATCGAGGATGGCATAGACGCAATTGACGACGCGGTTGTGACCATTAACGACCTTGTAGATGGGCTTGTAATCTCGAATGATAATATCGACGGGCGCTTGACACTCGCAACTGACACCCCGGTTACGTTAACCGACCAGGCAGACAAAACAGAAATTTTCTACACGCCCTATATCGGTAACAGAATTAGCATATATAACAGCACCAAGTGGAATATTCACACGTTCGATGAATTATCGATAAAAACAACCAATGCGCAGGATGGAACAAGCACAAATGGCAGCGCGGTAATTACTGGATTGACCGATACGTCACAGTTAATTGTTGGGATGGAAGCGTCAGGAACCGGAATTGATTCAACGATTGCCAGCATAGACAGCGCAACGCAAGTAACGCTTGCCGATAATGCTTCTGCAACCGGGACGGATACAGTAACATTCACTTTGCCCGCTGGCTCTGTGGTAGATATATTTGCAGCCGTTGTTTCAGATACCCTGGCTCTGCGCTTCGGGCCGCTTTGGACTGACGCAAATACCAGGGCAACCGAGGTTGTGCGCTATAACGGAGTGAATGTTCTGACTGGTTCTACCGGCTGGCGGCACCTCGGAACAGCATATATTGAAACTGCCGGGCAGGTATCTGATAGTTTAGGAACAAGGCATTTGATAAATACGAGTAACCCGGTAAAGCGCAAATTATATGGAATTGTTACTGGGACATCAACATTTACAGCATCAACATCCTATGTTCCAGTAAACGCGAATACCACAAATGGGCAGGGTAGGGTGTCGTTTATATGTCCATTTGTCGAGTTAAATGTGTCAATGAAATGGGGTTCTATATCTGCCAATAGCGGCGCAGGAACAAACTATTCCGCAATTGCGCTGGATAACGAAAGCACTCCTGATGTAAATAATGTTATGATAACAGTTGGAAATATTAACGAATTTTCGCTTATTGTATACGATGACTTCCCTGGGGTTGGAAAGCATTATTTACAAAGACTTGCTCGTGTTAATGGTGGAACAGGCACATGGATTGAGGACGGAGGAACGTCAAAATGTTATTTTGTCGGTGAAATAATGGGATAAATATATTGCAACTTTCGACCCCAGCAAACTGCACCAGGAATTAATTGCGGCTGGTCTTCCGATGGTCACACCAAAGGCGGGAGTTAATCCAAACTCAATGAAGATTCATTTTGACCGGGATATAACTTCCGGTGAAATTGCAATCGCAAACGCGGTCATGCTGGCGCACGTTCCTGAACAGAATT